CAAAAGGAAACGGCTAACTTTGCCGAGCGTTTGTTTTTGGTATGGAATGGCCGCCAGCCGTTCCCCTTTTGCCGTTGTCTCTAGTGCCGTTCACTGAACGACGGTGCAAAGGTAGTGAGTACTTTTATACTCACCAAACAAAATGAGTAAAAAAGTACACATTGACATGAAGATTTAACCTTTGCAGGGACTAAGTCTTAAATAAAGCTAAAATTTAACATTTGAAATGAAAGAAATACATGATAGGTTACTCCAGGCCTATGCCTTTCTCCGAGAGAAGGGAGCAGTGCATAGCCAGGCAGAGTTCGCGGAAGCGTTAGGTAAGACGCCTCAGCAGGTGTCTGACGCCCTCAAAGATAGGCCAAAGAGATGCACATTAGGATTTTTGAAAAAAGTCGCCGCGGCGTATAAGGGCTATATCTCCGAGGAGTGGCTGCTGACCGGTAACGGCCGAATGGCTATGCCCGGCAAGGACGAGCGCCCGCACGTCTCCACCGTGGCCGCCTCGGCGGGGTACCTCGACGGCCTATCCGAGCCGGTCGTCAACCCCGGCTTCCATAAGCTCTCCGACCTGCTGCCCGACTACGACTTCACCATGCGGGCCCGCGGCGACTCCATGCTCCCCGAGATACACTCCGGCGACCTGCTGCTGTGCCGCCGCCTCGACCGCCCCCTCGGCCCCTCCGACCTGGGGCGCATCTTCGTGGCCGACACCGCCGACGGCGTCCTTGTCAAGCGCCTGACCGCCATCTCGCCCGGGGACGCGCTCACCCTCCGCTCCCTCAACCCCGCCTACCCCGACATCGCCGCGCCCGCCTCCGCTCTCCTCGCCCTGGCCCGCGTCGTCGCCGTCGTCCACCCCGTCGGCCCGGCCGGCCCACAAAAAAGCAACTGAAAAGCGAACAAAAAAAAGCGAACTGAAAAAAGCAAATAAAAAGCAAGAACCCCTGTCCCGACCCCTCAACTCCCTGCAAGTTCGGCCTTTCCGCCTCCCCTGGAAAGCGTGTATACGCCAAAAGCGTATCGCGGGTTCGAATCCCGCTTGCTCCGCAAGATAAGCGCCGAATTTTCAAGCAGTTACGAAAATTCGGCGCTTATCGTCCTAAGGGAAATCGAGGCCGCGGGACTTAAAAAAAAAAGTCCTTTATGCGACATTTCAAGCCAAAACGGGGCATAAAAAAAGCAAGAAAAAAGCAAAAAAAAGCAACTCCGCCGGCCATGCGTCATGGTCGGTCGGGGGCGCCGGGTACTTTGCGCGGCGGTGGCCACCCCAAATCGGCGCCGCGTCCGGCGCCCGGCCAGCGTCGCGGGATTTGCTTTTTTCTTGCTTTTTTAGTCCGGCTCGGATGGAGCGTGAAGGCGCCTCAAGCAATGATCACTCTGAAATTCTATCTCGATGCCCGCGCAGTGAAGGCGGGCGAAGCTGCACCCGTGCGTCTGTCGGTGCACCAGTGCTCCAAACGTGCGTTCATCAATACCGGCGTCCGTGTGAAGCCGGACCAGTGGGACAAAGGGCTGCAACGTGTGCGGCGACGACCGGACGCGGGGGCTCTCAATACCCGGCTCAAGGAGTTGATGGAGCGTGTGGAGGCCCTCGTGTGGGACCTGCACGGCCAGGGGCGTTTCCGCGCCTTGTCGGTGACGGAGGTCAAGAATGTGCTGGTCGCCGCCATGGACCCGGAGGGGCAGGCGCCGGCGGACCCGGAGCCCGAGCCTCGGGCGTTTACCCTCGCGGCGATGATGGCGGCGTCGGTCCGGGCGCATCACGGCCGCACCAGGGAGCTCTACGAATGCACGGTCGACAGGCTGCGGGCGTGGCTGGGCAATGAGTATGAGCAGGCGAGGCCGGAAGAGGTGACGCGCTCGTGGCTGGAGCGTTTCGATGCCTTCCTGGCCCGGACTTCGCCGAGCCGCAACGCCCGCAACATCCATTTCCGCAATATCCGGGCGGCGTTCAACCGGGCCATCGACGACGAGCTTACGACGCATTACCCGTTCCGGCGCTTCAAGTTGCGCTACGACGCGACGGAGAAGCGCGCCCTGACTCTTGAGCAGCTCCGCAAGATCATAACTGCGGAGCTGCCGGGGCCGCTGGCGGTGTCCCGCGACATATGGGTGCTGATCTTCTGCCTGCGCGGCATCAACTTCGTGGACCTCTGCCGGCTGAGACGCCTGGACGCGGACGGGTATGTGCGCTACGAGCGGGCAAAGACGCATCGGCAGTATGCGGTGAAGGTCGAGCCGGAAGCCCGTAGGCTCATAGAGCGTTACCGGGGCAGGCGCCAGCTGCTTATGATGCTCGACAAGCATCCGGAATACCGCGTCTACTACGAACATCTGCGCCGGGGGCTGGTCAAGGTGACGGAGGCGCTGAACCGCATCGACGACGGGGTGCGCATAGACAAGCTGACCACCTACCATGCGCGGCACTCGTGGGCGACGGCGGCGGCGTGGCTCGACATCCCGAAGGAGACGATCGCGGCGGGCCTGGGCCACGGCGGCAACACGGTCACGGACGTGTACATCGACTTCGACATGCGCAAGGTGGACGTGGCCAACCGCCGCATCCTCGATCATGTGTTTTACGGACGTTGAAAGTCGTGGCGAAAAGTCGTGGCGATTTTCGCCGTGTGTGAAAGGTAAAGGAGCGGCGGGGTTTCACGCGCTTCTCCCGATTTTCCGATTCCCCTACCCCTTGGCATCATGAAAAGCACGGCTCCCCGAAAGTTCGGGATAAGCGCTGCAAACGGCAAAAAAATTAGCAAAATATCTTGAAAAATATTTGCGCAATTCAAGATATTTTGCTAACTTTGTAGTGTCAAACAAGAGAGTTTGGCGGGGTTAAGCTCCTTCGCCGAAAGTAAGGAGCAAAACCAAAAACCGGCAATACAATGAAGCGTACCTTGGAAATTACATTCAACGTATTGGTTTTCAAAATTACGATTAAGTTTGAGTTTTGAGAATCGCCCCGGCGCCCGAAAGGGTTGCCGGGGTACGCCGGCTTTGGTTTTGCGATGCAAAGTTAAGAATTAATTATGGAAGAACAAAACGAGAAGAAAGGATGGGGAGGCGCACGCAAGGGTGCGGGCCGCAAGAGGATTCCCGACAGGGACTGCAGGGTGGCTTTCGGGCTGTCGGTCGAGGCCAAGCGGCGGCTGGTCAGCTGGGCCGATGCCCGGGGACTGTCGCTGCAGGAAGCGGCCAATCGCATCTTCAGCCAGCTGGAAGTCGGAGAACAGTGAATCGAGACGCCTGGAAAAGGCGGCCACCGTATCGGGCGGTGGCCGCCTTGCGTCATTCTTTCGCGGCAGGCGGGGAGTACTTGAGGCCTTTTAGCTTATCCCGGGGAGGGCGCGGGCCGCGCGGGTCGCGGCAGTCGGTGCGCTCGCAGCGCCACACGCGGTGATAGTCGGCCTGGCGGCGGGCGTCGCCGAGGGCGGCGGCGAGGCGGGCTATCTCCTCCTTGTCGGCGTTGCGGCCATGCTCGGAGTCTATGACCTGGGCGGTGAGGTGCCGGATCTGCGCGGTCTTGTCGGCGATGTCCTTGTCCTGCTCGGCTATGCGTTCGGCGCTTTCCTTGGCCAGTCGTATGTACACCTCGAGGCTCTCCTGCTGGTGGGAGATCTGGAGGTGGAGCCGCTCGACCTCGGCCTTGTCGGCGTCGTTCTCGGCCAGGTCGGCGCCGGCGTCGTCTTTGCGCCGGCGGGCGGGTATGAGCCAGTGGAGCACGACGTCGCCGACGAAGCCGAGGCCGAGCAGGGCGATGATGAGGTTTTGCCAGTCCATGATGCCGAATCATTTGCGCCGCCGCACGAGCCATATCACCGCCACGCTCAGACAGGCGCCGACCAGCAGCGCTATCGAGCAGGGGCCGGCCAGCGCCTCAAGGCGCTGCCGACGGCTCAGGGACCTCTCCACGGGCACGGGGACGGAGACGCGGACGGTGTCGACGGCAGTCTCGCGCACAGTGTCGCGGAGCAATTTCGTGCGGTCGCGGTAATGGTATTCAGCCACGCGCACCGTGTCGCCGAGGCTGATGACGGCCACCGAGTCGCGGATATAGACAGAGTCGACGCGCAGCTGCGAGCGGTAGAGCGTGTCGGTGTGGTAGACGGTGTCCTGCACCGGCACGTACACCTTGCGCGAGCAGGCGCACAGAAGAAGCAGGGCGCACAGTGCGGCCACAGGGGTTATTCCACGGTTATCCATATCTGTTCGTTGCGTTTCATCTGCGCCTCCCACAGCATCGGGTAGAGGCGTTTGCACGTGGCCATGGAGTCGGTGACGCCGCCCACCACCGTGTTGCGGCCCAGTATGATGCAGCCGGCCGAGGAGCGGGCGCTGCTGCCTGCGTGGATGAGTATGCCCTCGAAGTGGGGGACGTCGAGCAGGCGGGGGAGCATGCCGCACAGGCCGTTGGGCTTCCACCAGTCGTACTCGCGGCGCTGCGAGAACTTGGGCGACTGCACGGCCATGGTGACGCGGTAGCGCCCGTTGGGGATGGCCGTCTGCGCGTATACCTTGGCCTCGCCGTTGTCGAAACGCCCGTTGTGGTTGAGGTCGCGGTCAGTGTCCTCCACGGTGTCACAGAAATACTCCCCGTCGATGTAGAGGCGCCCGATTGTGTAAGTCGGTCGGCGGGCTATGCGTCTGAGCAGTATTTCCATGGCGCTACTCGGTGAAATAGTTTGCGAAGTAGGCCACGGGGGTGGCGGCCAGGGCGCCTATGAAGTCGGCTACCAGGTCCCACACGCAGAAGTGCCCGCCCGGCTTGCGGCTGTCGCGGATCTCCTTGCCGATGCCCACGGCCAGCGTCAGCAGCAGCACGCAGAGCGCGGCCAGCCACGGCGAGAACGGCACGAAGCTGAACACGCCGGCCAGCACGGAGCCCAGGCCGAAGCTGAAGCAGAGATGGAAGATTTTGTCGTAACCTTTGCGGTCGTTGCAGATTTTCTTTGTCATGATGTTTTGATATTTATGTAAGGGGTTTGTACGCTTCGAGCTGCCGCTGTTTCAGCTCCTCGGCCTCCTCGGCGGTGATTTCCTTCCAGTTGGCGGGATCGTCGGTGGCGGCCAGGGTTATCTCCGAGCCGAAGGTGCGGTCGGTGATCGGGGTGTTGTCGTCGGCCTGCGTCAGGACGTGGCCGGAGGCGGCGGTGATGCGCCGCAGCGTTACCGTGTATGTGCTTGTTTCCATTGTGCTATGAGAATTGGATGAACGTTATCGATTTCTCCGAGGCCTGCGCCTTCATCTCGTCCGTGAGGCGGGCGTAGGCGTCGGCGTGCAGGGTGACCGTGCGCGTGCCTTGTGTGGTGGCTGTGGCATTCGTTATCATCCATTGCAGCGAGTCGGCGTTGAGGTTCGGCAGGTTGCGCAGGTCGTATGCTTGAACAGCGGTACCCCACCATCCGAAGTGCATCTCCTCGACCGGGCATGTCATATACAGTGCAGGGTTACCCCCGCCGGTCATTGTCCCGATGACTTTCTTGAGCTTCGGAACGGCGTAGAACATATTATTGCAAGTATTTGCGGCTCCTATGTTTGCGACTTCCATATTCGTGCAGCCGATGAAAGCCTGTTGGAATTTCACACTGTTGGTCCCGTCGACTCGCGGGGGCAGGTTGGTGCGTATGATGTGCTGTCCACCGTAGAACATCGTCGCGTCGTAATTTCGCGGCGTACCAGCATACCAGGTGGCTATCGCCTCGGCATAGCTCAGTCTAAGTCTGTTCAGGAGCCACTCGTCGGTGTCCGGGTCGTAGTGGCCGTGCACGGTGCGCGTGGCCGGGTTTCCTCCCCACCCGTCGTTGCAGCTTGCCTCGTTCCACAGGTCCGCTAACAGGGCCTTCTTGGCGTCCATGGGCGGCGCGGCGATGCAGCGCAGGCCGGTGCCGGAGGCGGGGCGGTCGTACTGACGCCCCGTGGCGGCGCAGAGGTACGTGCGGAAGATCAGGGGGGAGCCGTTGCTGTTGCAGACCTCGGAGCGCCCCTCCCAGTCGGCGTGGTAGGTGACGGTGGAGCCGACGTCGCCGCTCTCGCTCTCGGCCTGCCCCACGCCCGGGCCGGGATCCACGGGGATGTTCTGCACCCGCGCCACGAAGCGGCCCGCCAGCGGCGTCTCCTGGGCGCCCGGAGCCTTCCACACGTAATCGGTCGCCACCGAGCTGTCGAGCCACACCACCGTGAACGTGCCTGCGGGCTGGCCGCTGTCTATGGTGGCGCCGGGCTGGCGCACCACCTCGGCGAAGCGTATGGTGGCGTCCTGCGCGGGCAGATAGGCGGCTGGCACCTTGCCGTCGGCGCCGAGAGGCGCGATGCCTCCCGCCACGCCTATCGAGGCGTGGTCGGCGGCGGCGGCGGTCAGGATGCTGTCCACCTGGGCGCCGGTGTGTGATAATTCGTATTGTGTTGCCATTTTGCGTTATGATGTTTCATGTGAATATCGGCGACCACGTGCCGCCTCCGTCGTTGCTTGCCTCGATGCCCTCAGCGGTGACGCGCAGGGCGTAGTTGCCCGCCTTGAGGGTCGTCCCCTCCTCCAGCACCTTGACGTAGCTGTCTCCGGCCCTCAGCGCCGCGCCGTCGGCGGCTATCTCAGTGGCGGTGCTGGCGCCTGCGAGCGGCAGGACGGCGGGCGGCGCGTTCAGCGCCCATGTGCCGGACACTGTCAACGCAGTGTTGAGCGAGACTTCCACGCGCAGGGAGTGCTCGCCCGGCTGCAGCACCACCCTGCCGAAGTCGGCGAAGGCGGCGGAGAACGCGCCAGTGCCTCCTATGGATACAGTCTTGGCGGCTATCATGGTGCTGTCGGCGCCGCAGTCGTCGTAGAGCGCCAGGCGCACGGTGCCGTAGTACGGCCCGTCGCCGAAGTCGGGAGGCGGGGCCGCGCCCTCCACGAAGTTGGCCGCTGCCAGGAGGCTCAGGGCCGAGAGGTCGAGTTGGGAGATGGCCGACACCTGCACGCCGCTCACCAGCGTTTCTGTGGCCGTGCGCTCGGTGGCCTGCATGGTCGCGACGAGCTGCGGCACGAGGACGCCCCCCTCGTCGGCGTTGTCGGGGCTGAGGGCGCCGCTATGCACCAGCAGGCGCACGTCACCGTCGTCGCCGTAGTAGACCTGCCGGCCGCCCTCTATGACCGTGCGGGCCTTGGAAGTGTCGGAGGCGGGGCGTGTCTCCACGCGGTCGGCGGTCACCCCGCCCGCCTCCACGTACTCGGCCTTGATGCGTCCGTCGCGGAACAGGGCGGCGGTGGAGCCGTCGTTGGTGATAATCTCCGTGTCGCCCTTGAGGGTGATTTTGCCGCTCTGTATGTCGATGCCGGTCTCGGTCAGCTCCCGCTCCAGGGGGATGCGCGTCACCGACAGGCCGGAGACGCGGAATTGAACCCCGGTGCCGTAGCCGTCAATCTCCAGCAGCGAGCCGTTGCCGACGGGTTCGGCCAGCTCCACGTCAAATTCGTAGTGGCGCGTCTGCTCCGTCCAGCCGCCGGTGTTGCCCTCTAAGACCGGGCCGTAGATTGAGTCGCCCCCGTCAACGTAGACCTCGAACTCGTCCCAAGGATCCTGATCGAAGTCGATGTCGAAGGCTATTCTGAGCCGTGTGCCTGCCTTGAGGCTGCTGATTTCGGGGCGCAGGGAGAGCACGGCGATTTTGTCAACGCTCTCCACCGTGCCGGACTCGGCGCTATAGTCGGCCTGAGTGCCGCGAACGCTGAGGCTTATGCGGTCGGCCAGGAACTGGGCCAGGGGGACCTCCGATCCGTCGGCCACAACCACGAAGTCTCCTGTGAACTTGGACCCGTAGGGGCTGATGACCGTCTTGTCGCAGCCCGCCGTGCTGTAAGTCTTTATGCCCTGGTAGAGGGTTATGGAGGGAGCGCCCGGGCCGTATGCCGCCATTGATATGGCGTGTTGGCGCTCAGGGTTGAAGGCGTTGCCGAGCGTGGCGGCGGCGTCCCCGGCCATCGGGGCGTCGGAGCCTGCAGCGCAGTCGGTCATGCTCAGGTCGATGTAGTCGGCGCCCACGCCCACGCAGCGCCGCCACCAGAAGCGTTGCCCGGAAGCGAGGTTGAACGTGCGGCACTGCACCAGGTCGCCCACGGCGAAGTCGTTGCTCACAGCCTGCTTCCCGTCGTCGGTGCGCAGGCGGCAGCGCCACACGGTGGCCAGCGACGCCGGGTCAACGACCGTCAGCGTGGCGCCGTCGGAACCGAGCAGCTCCTTGCCGTCCGCGTCTCGAAGGGCCAGGCTGCCCAGGTACGTCTGCGCCTGCTCGACACTGATTATCGTGCCACCGGCGGGCGAGAGTATGCTGACGCCTCCAACCTGGCTGAGGCGACGTATCTCCAGCGCGTCGAAGATAGCTTTATAGCGCACATACAGCCGGTCGATCACCAACCTCGAAAGCCCGTCCTTCTCCAGCCCGAGCCACCAGCCCGAACCTAAAGCGTCGGGGTTGAAACCTTTGCTTTTGAGAGCCTTGAGGAATTGCCAGAGCTCCCGTATTTCGTCGTCGCGGTCTTTGTAGGCAAACTGGTCGCGGGCGGGGGAGTCTTCGGTGAGGTCTTCGGCCTCGGCCGCCAGGGCCGCCTCCTCGGCATAGTCGGCGGCGAGGGCGCGGTCGGCCAGCGCGGCGCGGTCGGCCGTCAGGGCGTGCGAAGACGAGCCGCCGACGGCCACGCCGCCGGAGCCGACCGACGTTGCCGCTTTGGCGTCCGAACCGAGCGTGCCCGATATTTTGATGATTTTCGGCATATCTTAGAATTTTTCCACCACCTTGACGGTGGCTGCGTCCGCGCGCCAGTCGCGATTGATCGTCGTCGGCACCATCTTGCAGCCTGGCAGCAGGGCGTCGGTGTACAGGTCGGCAAAGCCCGCGTCGGCGCCGTGGCGCGTCAGTGTGAAGGCGCGAGCGGGGCGCGAGTACTGGTTTACCAGCTTGAACACCAGGTGCTCCTCGGCGCAAAGGCCGTCGGTGGCCGTGGCGTACTCCTCGTTGTCGATCGTCCACGCGAGCTCCTTGGTTTTGAGGGCCTTGTTTATCCAGCGGCCGAGGAAGCGGGTGCCACCGACGGTGCGCACCGCCACGTTGGAGTATGCGAGCTTCTTGGCGTCGTAGGTGGTGATGCGGAGCTTCACCTCCGGCAGCTCCACCGCGTTGGCCTCGTCGATGGTGTTTGTGAATTTCGTCTCGGCGTCGATGTCCCGGTCCAGCGAGCCGCCCACCGTCACCGCCAGCGACAGGTCCTTGACGAAGACGCGGTCGAACGTGTAGAAATGCGGGCCCTCGTCCTGGCGGTACCACATCTCGGGGTCGTGCGGCTTGCAGAGGCCGAACTGCGGCGTCCGCTCCAGGATGCCCCACTCGGCGGGCAGCGGGATGGCGGTGCCGGAGAGGCCCCCGCCGATCCCCATGGTGTAGTCGATGGTGTTGCGGATGGGGATGTCGGTGGAGATGCACTGCGGCACCGTCCGCTTCTCGTTGGCGTCGTCAACCTGGAAGTACCACAGCTTGAAGAAGACGTCGCCCTGCGGGTCGTCCACCCATGCCGTGCCGTCCCACGAGCGCCCGGCGTGGCGCAGGAAGGCGTATGTCCAGCACTCGTTCGAGGGGATGTACATGTAATTGCGGTCGAGCTTCTTGCGGCGCCCGATTGGCGAGATCTGCCCCGAAGGCACGGGGTAGGGGTTCTGGCCGGTCTCGGCGTCGGCCTGGTCATACTGCCACACCAGGTTGCCGGAGATGACCAGGTAGGCGTCGGCGCCGCCGGCGAAGCCTCCGCGCACCTTGTGTTCCTTGACGGTGAAGTAGGGTATCTTGTCGTAGTCCCCCGACGGGTCTATGTGCCCGCGGTCCGGGTTGAACAGGCATATCACCGGCTTTGCGCTCAGCGACCGGACGGCCAGCCGGGCCGCGAGGTCATCGTGCGCCACCGCGATGTTGGACGCCTTGCCCGTCAGGTCGGCGCGGGTCACCCACGTGCCCTCCCTCCAGTCGCGCGTCCATGCGCCGTCCCACGAAAACTTGTCCGCCTTGTAATTGTCGTCAGGTCGCTTCATTTGCATTATCATCACCCGGAACTCGTTGTCCGGGCACTTGTGCGGATGAGCGATGAAGTCTTTGGAGTGGTTCCGATCGACCGTGTTCACGAATTTGTAGGCCAGGGGATGCACGGCGTAATAAGCGAGCGCCCCGCCGGTAAACTCCTTGGCGGAGCTCCAGCCGAGGGCCTCGGGGTATGCGGCCGGAGAGGGCGTCCCGTCCTCCGAGACGACGTAGGCATCGAGCGTCACATTGTCGGACGTGTGGAAACGCATCACCACCAGGTTCGGGTCGTTCCACTCGTCCTCCTTGACCTTGTAGACGCTGTCGAACAGGCGCTGCGCCGCCTGCGGCTTCTCGTCGTCGGCGGCCAGGCGCACGTTGCACACCTCCAGCAGCGCCCCTTTTTTGGGGTCCATCTCGGCGGGGCTATCGCCGACGATGCCGCACGGATCGGACGCCGCTGTGATGTTGTGCAGGGCCTCCGGGGCAAACGGGTCGATGGTCACCTCGTCCATCTTGTTGAAAGAGTCCGTCACCGTCACCTTGTTGTAGACCTTCTCCAGGCTCAGGGTCGCCCCGGTGGCCGCGTAGGTGTCCCCGGTCACCGCCACGTCCGCGGCGAGCCCCAGGGCCTTCAGGGTCGAAGACCCCGTGCAGGTGCCGTCCTCCACGCTGTACGACCACACCTCGGTGTCCCCAGCCAGCAGGGCGTCGTAGTCGAGCAGCAGCACCTTGTCGCCGACGGCCACGGCGGTCACGCCGAAGTAGCGGCAGATCTCCTCCAGCACCTCGCGGCACGTCCAGGCCAGCTCGTCGTCGGTCTGCTTCGGGTCCCGCCGCTGCGCAAAGAAGTTCTCCTCGGAGATTACGATGCTGCCGAAGGGGTCTGCCGCGGCCTCCGGCACGTGGATGTTCTTCGGCACGTAGAACGCCGTGTAGGCATTGCACCGGGCGAGTGTCCGGGCCATCAGGGCCGCCATGGTCACGGCCGCCCCTTTGTCATTGGTGCGGTGCTTGAGATACTGGAGCGATGCCAGGGCGCAGGAGCAGTTCACCGCCACGGTCTCCCGCGCGCGGGCAAAGCCCTGCCGGTAGATGGTGGGGTCGACGTAGCCCGTCCAGAGCACCGACCCGTCGGCGTCGAGCAGCTCGGCGCGGGTACCCTGCGCCTTGCCGCTGTACAGGTCGAACAGGTAGTCGCCCACTACGATGCTGGCCGTGGCCGCCTCGTAGCGCGCCGGCTCGTAGAGCGTCTTCCCCTCCGACATGGCGGTAGTGAATGGAGAGGCGCCGAGCGTGAGCGCCACGTCCGGGCCCTCCGTGGCCGTGGTGAAGCGAAGCGTGAGCAAGCGGTCGGCGTTGTAGCCGCAGTAGAATTGCCCGGTGTATTTCATGCCAGACCCATTTTAGATTTGTAATTGGCGATGCTGCCGTAAAGGCTGTCGCCGCGCAGCACGAACTCCACTTGCGCGGGAGCGCCCGTGCGGCCGCCGCCTGAATCGAGCAGGCGGAAGAGGTTGGACTGCTGTGTGCGGTTGAGGATCATCTCCCCGGCGTTGACACGGGCCACTATGGCGTCGCCGTGGAAGGTGTTGCCGTCGATGATGCCGCCGCCCGCAAAGCCCTTGACGGTGCCGATGACGGAGGCAACGGTGGCAAGCCCCGAGATTAAAAAGCCCAGCCACACTATGGGTCCGCCTTCGGCCGCTGCCGCGCTGGCGGTAGCGAAACCCAAGATCAACTGGCCGATTGACGCGGCTATGGCGCCCACCTTGGCAGCCGCGGAATTGGCCCCGAAGGCTTTCAGCGAATCGCCCGCCACCACCATGGCGGCGCCGGCCTTTTCGGCGCCTGTGGCCATCTCGTTGTTGAAGAGTTCGGCCAGCCCGGCCCAGCGGTTGACGGAGGCGCTTACGTCGCCGCCCATGCCGTCGAGCACGTTGCGCAGCGCCGTGAGCTTCTCTATCGCCGCATCGTAACCGTCCAGCGGGATCTCCGAGAGCCGGTCCGGTATCTCCGGGAGCACGTCCGCGGCGTTGACGGGAGCCAGAGATGTACGGTCAGCCGTATGGTCGATGATCGCCGGATGCTCGTTATCCCACTTCGCCGCATTGAGCTTCGAGGCCAGCACCGCCTCCTTTTCCAGGGATGCGGTTATCTCATTTGCGGTCAGCGTGTGAGTTTCCCGGTACTTCTTCTCGGCCTCGATCAGCTGCTCGTAATACTTCACCGAGCCTTCTTCCGGCTTCTCCTGCTGTCGCTGTGCGCCGCCGGAGCTGCCGCCGCTTCGGGTCCCGACACTGCGGGCGCCCCCGGAGCCGCCGGTCCCGCCATAGAGGCTGATGCCCATCTTCGAGAGTCCGTCGGCGGCCTCCTGTATGTTCTTGTTACCTGCGTCGAGGGCCTTATTCAGCGCAGCCAGGGCCTGGGCGGAGCCACTCTCGTAACGGGCATTGGCGGCGGCCGCCGCCGTGGCGTTGAGCTGCTGGGTCAGCTTGCCGACGCCCGACTTTAATAGCGTGTAATAGGTGCTGCCATCCGTCTCCCGCATAAAGCGATAGTCGACGCCAGGGATCAAGCCTTTTTTACGCCAATCGGTATCGTCGGAGTAGGACATCGGGCCCTGGTACGTCTTTGGTTGGTAATACTTGCCGCCTGCGACGCTGTCGAGGGCCTGCATCCGCTCCATGTACTTCTTGTAGGCATCCATTATCATCTGCTGGGCGGCCATGGCTTTTGCGCGGAGCATGATGGCATTGACCACATTGGCGGTGTTCCCGTTGAAGACTTTCTCGGCGGCGACGAGGTTGTCGGTCTCGACGCCGACGCTGCGCAGAAAGTCGGCATTCTTTTTGAGCCACGCGGTCTTCTCGCCCTCCGTGCGCAGGGTCTTCCACTCGGCACGCAGCTGGGCGAACTTGCCCATCAGCTCGCCGGCATTGCTGGCAAGCGACTCCTTGTATGACTGGAATGTCGACTTCTGCTTCTGCGTGGTCTCGTTCTGCTTCTCCTGCTCCTTGGTGGCGTCAGCGGTGGCTGCGGCGAAGACCCCGACACCCACGGCGGCCAGAAGCACCAGGCCGGACATGTCGCCGAACAGTGCCTTGCCGACGGCCACGGCCACATTCCACGCCGTGTGCGCCGCCGTAGAGGCCGTGACCGCCGCCGTCTCCACGCCCGTTGCCGTGGCGCTGGCGGCGGTCGACACGGCGGCGGCACGCTGGGCGGCCGCCGTGGCCAGCAGGCGGACCTGCTTTATCTTCTGCATCAGCGCGGAATCCTTGTTGAGCGCGTTGGCGATTGCCTGGGCGCCGTTCACCAGGGCGATGGACCCCTGTACCTTGCGCAGCACGCTGTCGAGGCTCTCCTGGTTGACGCCGAGCATCGACGCCGCGCCGGATGCTATGGAGATGGCCCCGGAAAGGCCCGAAAAGGCCTCCGACATCGCGCTTATGGAGAAATTGTCATCGGCAAAGGCATTCGTGGCGGCAGTGGCGTCCGAAATGGCGTCCCGATAAGCGCCCGCCTGCCTTGCAAGCTCCGTAAACGTGTCGTTGCCGGTGAGGCCGTTGAGGTTCATGTCGGCCATGACCTGCTGGAGCTCCCGCAGCTGGCGGCGCAGCGGCTTGCCGGACGTCGAAATTTCGTCCATCCGCTTCCGCACCGCGCCGAGCTTGACGCTCAGCTCGTCCTTGCCGCTGAGGATAACGCTTAAAACTTTATCTGCCATTTAAGTTTCGTTCCATTTGTCTTGTCATCGCAGCCAGCGCGGCGCGCTCGTCTTCCGTCATCTCTGTGTCGACAGCCCCGCCGACGCCATCGTCCCATGGTAGGGGCAAAACGTCTGCGGGGCTTAAAGTCTTGGTTGAATTGGCCTGCGCCGTTATGTAGGCGAGCAGGCGGGTGCGCTCCCAGTCATCCCGGTGCAGCATGTCCCGATTTGTCAGCAGGGCCGCCGCCTCGAACGGCTCCATCCGGTGGAGCACATAGTCGGGAGCTATGCCATACTCGCCGACCAGCAGGGCGAAAACCTGCGAGGCGCTCAGTTTTTTTTTGAGCCGTCGCCGGTCTCCCGCCCCGTCACCGCCTGCGCAGCCTGGGAGCGCCGGCGCAGATCATCCAGCAGGGCCGCGAAGCCGTCGGCGGCGTCGGGGGAGACGTCGAGGGCGTCGAGGAAAGTGCGGAAGTCGAGCATCGGCTTGTCGGGATTGGCGGCAATCACCATGCACCAGCAGTAGAGCATCTGGTCGGTGAGGGTGTCGAGGTCGAAGCCCTTGCCGGTCACCTGCTCGTAGTACACGGCCGCGGCGGTCGACGCCCGCACGGCGTATTTTTCGCCATTGAGGGTAATCCGGGCGGTAATCACGATGCGGGCTTGTATTTGGTCAGCGACCCAGTGCCGGTGAAGGTGACGGTGAAGGAAGCCTTGTCGTCGTTTGGCATGTTCAGGTCGAGCGAGGTGACGATGGCATTGCCGGTCCGGCAGCCGGTGCCGGGCGCCCAGCCTGCGGACGGCACGTTGTCGACGGGCGTAGCGCCCTGGTGCTGCGAGGCCATGCCGAGGACCAGGGTGACAGGCGTCTGCGCAAGCTGGATGTCGAGCAGGTCGTCGTATGTCAGCCCCGGGTTCTCATCTCCCTGGAGTGTGTAGGCATTTTCCGAAGTCGCCTCCCAGCTGGTGATGCCGGCCACCACTTCCTGAAATTTGCCGCCCGAATCCTTGGAGGTCGTCTCCTTGGTGTCGGTGCTGACTTTGAGGGTGTGTGATTTCGCCATGGCGATGGCCTTGATTTCGTCTGCGACCTTGACGAAGGCCATCAGGTATGCGCCTTTTATCGCTTTCATTCGATAGTGATTTGAAATGTTAATATTTGCAGGTAGACGGCGTCCGGGCCGTCAGGCTCGACGCCCTCCGTGGCGCCGATCAGACGCACACGGGTGATGTCCCGGCGCTCCATGCTGACGCTTGTCAGACGAGCCATGGCCCGACGCGCCTTGCAGGCGATGTCGATGCTCCGGGCGTAGTCGGAGGCGGCCACGGTCAGCTCCACGGCCAGCTCCTCGGCGGCGGTGCCGTCCTTGTCGTACATCTCCTCCAGCGCCGTGCGCCGGTAGGTGATGAGGGGGAAGGTGGCGTCCACTGCCGGGATCAGCGGATAGACGTCGGCGATGCCGTGCAGGGTGCCGTGTATCAGCTGTCCGAAGTCGAGGGAGTTCTCAACCATGCTTCCAGGCTTTATCCACGGCCGACAGCGCGGCACGCTCCATTATGCGCAGTGCCTCGTTGTGGCGGCCCATGGCGTCGGTGAAGAACCGGCGCGGGGTCACGCTTCCGCGGTAAGCCCCGGCCTGCTTCTTGCGGCGGCTGCGGCCGGCACGGCGCAGCGCCGTGCCGGAATTGAGCCAGTGCGAGCGCATATCGGTGCGGATGGAGAGGAAAACGGAAACCATCAGGTCGCGCGCGGTGTTGTGCACACGCACGGCATCAGCCAGGCGCTGGCCGCGGAACGCGCCGACGGTCGTCGCGGTGTCCGCGCCGCGGACACGCCGCATCATCAGAGCACGCGCCTGCGAGGCCAAGTAACCGGCGCCGGCGCGAAGCCCGGTCATAACGGCCTGCGGGCAGCGCCTTGCCAGGTCGCTGACAGAGGCCTTGAGCCCGGCGTCCTGTATGGTTATTATATCCTCTGTCATTCTACTTGTTCACCGGGGTTATTTCGATTGTCTGGCACTGCATCCGCTTGTCGGGCAGCGGCGGCGAGTCCTGCTGCCACTCGCGCCCGTACAGCCGCACCCGCCACTCGGGAGAGATGGCATGGTAAATGCGCACGGTCAGGATCAGGCGCTGCTCATAGAAGGGCTCGTCAGCGCGGGTCGTCAGGGCGCCGCGCTGCTGCTGCACCCGCGCACGGGTGGTCAGCGCCTCCTCCCAGGTAACGGACCCCTTGCCGTACGGGGAGGCTGCATCCACGCGGCGCAGGAAGGTGACGGGGGTGTCGAGCAGTCCGGCTCTCATCGCTTAGAGGTTTTTGGCACCGTCAGGAACTCGACGCCCGCATTGTCGGCCGCGGCTCTGTGCCGAACCGGCGGTAAGGCGCCACGAGGTACTCCAGCGTCAGGGGCACGGCGGCCACGGTCGCGCCGTACACCACCGGCTCCCGGCTCGCGTAGAAGTGGGCCGTGAGCATCAGGATGGCCAGGCGCACCTGCTGCGGCAGCTCGCCGTGCCGCTCCTCCAGCTCGCAGAGGCCCGCGAGGTCGAGGTCGGCGGCTATGGCGCCCTCGGCCGCCGACGCCTGCGCCAGTATAAGCGCGTCGTCGGCGGTGAATGAAGCGTCGATGTTGAGGTGGCGCTTCACCTCTTCGAGGGTGACATATGCCGGGGCGGTAGCCATCAGGTGGTTTTCAGCTTGGCCTTGGCGAAGGTGGCGCGGCGGGGCCTGGCGTCCCAGTAGCTGTTGATGACTATGCGGGTCATGGCCTTGGTGGCCATCGTCAGGGTGTCGACAATCAGCTCGACGCCGCCCCACTGGCAGATCACGAAGTCGGCGAAGTTGCCGAGGATGATGCCCTTGGCGTTGTTGGTCACCAGGGCAGGAATGCCGTTCACGTCGTTGCCCTCCATGATGAAGCGGCCGCTGCCGGTGTCGCGGGAGGCGGCGCGGAGGGCCGCCTTGATGGCCGGGGACATGATGTAGCGGAGCTCGCCGGTGACGTTCAGCTCCTCCACCTCTCTCTCCAGGTCGATCATCTCCTTATAGATGGGGGTGACCTGGGCGGTAACGCCGTTGAACAGTCCCGCGGGCTGAGTGGCGGAGCCGGCGGCGTCTCCAAGGATGGTGGACTCGAGCTTCTGCCGCAGGGCCATTGCGAGGTCGGAGCGCAGCAGCGCCTCGGCGTTGACGCTGTCCTGGATCAGGAACTGGTTCGAGATGTCGATGTATGCGGTCAGGCGCTTGGGCGAGAATGTAATCTCGGAGAATGAGCCCTTGCCGTCGGTGGCATCGTCGTTCTCGGCCGCCCAGGTGGCGGAGGAACCGGAGTAGGAAGGGAGCTTGATATTGCCCACCAGCCCACTCATCGTCGTACAACCGGCCTGTGCCAGCACCAGGCTGTTGTACAGCGGGCCGAGAATATTGAGGGAGTCGGTGGCCACGGCCTCGGCGCCGTAGTTGGCGGTGCCGGCGGTTATGGCCGTAGGCGTGGTAGGCGTGGCCGACGTGTCGCCTTCGGCGCGGCCCTCGACGGGGAGCACGATGCCGCCACCAAAGTCGAGGTTGGCGCGGCTCATCATCTCGGCGCCGCGGCGGCAATACTCCTGGTCGGCCTCGGTCATGGAGCCGCCGCCGTTGCGCATCTGGCTGCGGATTATGCGCATCAGGGACACGCCGCCCTCGGCGTGGCGGCGCTGCGGGCGGGGCACAAATGCGTTGGGCGCAGGCGCCCCGGCGGGATTGGCGGAGCGGCCTTCCGACTGCTCCCGGGCCTCCTGCTGCTCCTCGGCAGCGGTGCCTTTGTCTTTGTCTTTTGCCATATTGTCATCGGATTTTTGTTCTTTGTCGTCATCGGCCTCGGTGCTCTCCGGCTCCTCCGCCGAGCGGGCGGAAACGGAGGTGTCCTTGTAGGCGGGGAAAGCTACTACGCTGACGTCGTAAATGCGGGAGATGTTTGTGATGGTGCGCTGCTCTATGTCGTCGTCGCACATCTCCCAGCGTTGGTCGCCAACCACGAAATAGAAGCTCATTTGGCGGTAGTCGCCGCGCCGGATGCCCTCCAGCACCGTATCGCCAAAGGGAGACTCCGGCAGGTCGCAACTGATGTAGACGCCGTCGTCGCGGCGCTCCAGCTGCAAGGTGCCTTCGCCCTTGCAGCTGCGGCCGAGCACTCCGGCGGCAGGGTTGTGCTCCAGGGTCAGCACCACGTCGGAGTTGGCAAGCAGCTCGTCGCTTATGGCTTCCGGCAGTATCATTTCCCGGAAGCAGCCGCCTATCACCGTAGGCGAGTTGAACACGATGGCCCGCCCCGATATGCGGCGGCTGTCGGCGCCCTCCGCGCGAAACTCGGCGCAGCGGAGCTCCGCAGTGCCGTGCCTGGGTCTTTTAGTTGTCATCTGAGGCTTGATTTTTATTTGATACAGTCCCGCTGCTATCATTTTGCAGGCGGTTGTCGGCGGGCATGTTCCGCCCGGCGTTCTGCAGCTCCATCAGGTTCACCTGCACGAAGTGGCTGTCGCCTCCGTCGATGTGCGGCAAGTCCAGGTCCCGCCGGATCTCGTTGACCGACAGCACGCCGCAGTTGAACATCTTGGAGTAGTAGTTGGCCTGCCCGTTCTTGTCCGCCCGCATAAGCCGCGCGGTGTTGAATCCGCACTGATACCCCTGCGACAGCTCGGCCGGGGTGAAGAGCTTCCGGGAAAATTCCTGCTCGAACTTGACGATAAGCGGCAGCAGCGTGTCGTTCAGGAATGCCAGCTCGGTGGCCTCCACGGTGGAGTAGGACGAATGGGTGTAGTCGAACACCTTCTGCGGCGAGACGTGGAAGAAGCGGCAGATGTCCTCGACGCTATATTTGCGGCTCTCCAGCAGCTGCGCGTCAAGGGGGGTGACGCTGATGGGGGCGTACTTCGCGCCGCGAGCGAGCACGGCCACGCCCCCCTTGTCGCCGAGTCTCGCCCACTCCTGCTGCATCTCCCTGCGCTGCTGGGCCGTCACCGCCACGTCCGAGGATATGACGCCGGCCAGCGCGCCGCCCGACTTGTAGAAGTTCGTGCTGCTCTCATTGGCGTACCCGGCCAGCTCGATGGAGCGGGCGGCGTGCTGAAGTGTGCTGATGCCGTTCACCCCGTCGTCGGTGTAGTTGAGCACGTGAATCATGTCGCGCGCCGGCACCGGGTCGCGCAGGCCCGCGACCGTGTATGTCGGCGGCTCGTCGATGTAGACGGAGGCGGCCACGGTCACGTCGCCGGGCGGCAGGAAGTGGATGGCCACCGGGGAGCCTGCGCGGTCGCGCTCGATATAGGCGTAGGCGTTGCCGCGCAGCAGCATCGACTGCACCATAAGCTCTATCAGAGTGTAGCGGCTGACCACGCCGTTAGGCGCGAGCGCCAGCAGACGGTAAAGCGGGTGTTCCGGCGCCACGGAGCTGTGGCCGCACCGGTCGCGGCGGTAAGGCTCCAAGGGCATCATCGCCATGGCCTTTGCCAGCACGCCGACGCAGGCGTAAACCACCGACAGCTGCATGGGAGCGCCGGGGGTGAGCCCTAATCGGCTGCCGAGACGCAGCACACGTGCGCCTTTGCGGGAAAACCTGTCTCTTATTGCAGAAAATATGCTCATGCGTTATACGGGATTTGTCATGCCGATGAAGTGGTCGGCCTGGCTCACGCCCAGGGCGGTGAGCATCGCGATCACTCCGTCTATCTTTTGCGCGGCCGAGGCCTTGACCGGCTTCCGGTTCTCGTTCCAGTCCTCCTTGATATTCACGTTCCGGAAGCAAAAACGGGTAACGGGACTATACTCCACCGCCGCGTTGCCGGACAGCATCAGGCGCTCCAGCTCCTTCGTGGGCCGGGAGAAATTGCCGATGGTCTGGCCGAACTCCTCCAGGGGATAGCCCGCCTCCGTCATCTTGATGGCCCACTGCGTGGCGTTCCACTTGTCGTAGCCGATGCACAGTATTTCGTACAGCGCCGCGTTGCGCTGCATGTCGGCACAGATGGCATCGTAGTCGGTGACGTTGCCGTCGGTGAGTTTCAGGAAGCCCATGCGCCACCATTGGCGGTACAGCTCCTTGTTGAACTTGTCGGACAGCGCCGACTGCGGGAGGTAGTAGTCGGTGAAAAAATGCATCATGCCGTCGGCACGCGGGAAGAGGTAGCTGACGGCGGTGAGGTCGCTGACCGCCGAGAGGTCGACGCCCACGAAGCAGATCTGCCCCGCGAGGGCCTCTCGGTCCGTCTTCGCCATCGCCCGGCTCACGTATGCGTCCGGCACCCATACCATGGCGGCGTCGCACCACTCGTTGAGGTTCTTGGTGCGCACGTTCACCTCCTCGGCGGGATTGTTGACGGCGGACGCGACCTGCTCCCGCAGGTACTCCTCGGAGACGGTCACGCCGAGATTGGGATTCGCCCGTCGCCACGCCGCCGGGTCCTTCCAGTCATCGTCCGCATCCATGGCGAAGATGACAGCGAAGGAGGCGTCATCCTCCTTCACGCCGTGGAGTATGTCCACGCACGTCTCCCGAAGCCGGTAGCAGGGGCATTCTTTGTTGAATCCGGCAGTGGTGATGACAAACAGCAGGGGGTTCCGCCGCATGCCCATGCCGGACGCGATCACGTCGCGCATCTGGGAGTTGGGCGCCGCGTGGTACTCGTCGATAATGCCGACCGAGGGGTTATACCCGTCGTTGGTCTTCGTGTCGGCGCTGATCACCTTGAGGCGTCCTGTGATCGAGGGCACTTTTATCTCGTCGCGGAAGATTTTCAGCCGCTTCCCCTGCGAGTCGAGCTGCCGGGCGAATTGGGACAGCATCTCGAAGTCGACCGCCTTCGCCTGCTCCCGGCTGTTCGCCCCCACAATCACCTCCGGCGACGCCTCGCCGTCGAAGAGCAGGAAATAGATTGCCAGTGCGTTGACCAGGAAGCTCTTGCCGTTCTTGCGGCTTATCTCGATATATGCGCGGCGGTAGCGGCGGCGCCCGGACGCCCGCCAGTAGAAGCCGACGATATTGGCAACGATGAACTCCTGCCACGGCTCCGGCTCGAAATTCATACCGGAAAACTCCGACTTGTAGTGCTTCAAGGCCCTGACGACGGTCAGGCACCGCTCCACCGCGCGTGGCCGGAACTCCAGCTCCTCGCGCTCCAGGTCTGCCAGGAAACGCCGGCAGGCGCAGCGCATGAGATCCCCGGCCTCCGCATCGGCGGCCGTGCGCTTCGCATATTCCATATACCGGGGAGTGCCTGCCATCGCAACTTACAGCCCAAAAGATAGCAGGCGGGCACCGCCATCCCGGCGACGCCCTCCACACAAAACCAACCGGGTAAAACAGAATATCTCTGGAAAAGCGAAAAAAAAAGAAAGAGAAGTCAGTCAGCCACTTCGCGGCTCAGACTCGAGAGCAAGAAGTCTCCGCCGTCCTCGCCACCTATATCCTCCAGGCGCTTAAGCGAAGCGCGCGCCTTGGACGTCAACCCGTATTCCCGGAGTAATTTCGTGAGCTGGGTCTGCGTCTGCATGACAATGGAGAAAGCGGCGGATGGCACGGCCACGCCCTGCTTGTTGACATCAAACATGCCGGTCTCGCGCATTTCCGCATGCGCGGCGAGCATGGCGTCGTAGCTCATGCAGATCATCGTCAGGCCACCCTCGTCCGCCCCCTCGAGCAGATCGAGGGCCTTGAGCTGCGTCGTTATCTGCCGCATATAGGCGGCCGTCTCCGGCCGCGCCCACGCGGGTATCTTAAAAGTCCGTCGTGCCATCTCTCAAAAGTTCAGCTATAATCTCACCTAATTCCTCCGTGCCCGCCCCGGCATGGAGAGCGTCGAGCACCCTCCACAGCCGCCCCTCGTCGATGCCGCGCAGCCCCTGCTCGTGGATCAGCCTGTGGCAGCGGCGGCACAGGGGCGCCACATTGTCCGGGGCGTAAGCCAGGGAGGCACGCTGCGCCTCGTCCATGCCGCTGAGTATCGGCGTCAGGTGGTGCACCTCCTCGGCCGGCGCCAGCCGACCGCCGGAGACCCGGCACAGGCAGGCCACGCAGTAGGGCATCCGATCCATGGTCGAGGCGCGCAGATGCCTCCACGCCGCCTTGTTATACAGCCGAGCGGCTATCTTTTTCCGCTCGTCCCGGCATCGGGAGCGCCGAGGCTTCGGCGCCTTCTTCAACCAGGGCATAGTCAAATGCAAGAGAGCGGCAGGTCGTCCGCATAGTTCCTGGCAAAGGCCATCTGCCTGGCCAATTTGTGATACTCCGCCACAAACTGATCCGCGAAATCCCTGCGACCGTCATAGACGGCGGTCATCCTCAAGAACGTGTCGTGCAGCAGGTCTTCGCTGATGGCCCCGAGGCGGGCGCGAATCTCCGGCAGCCTTGCCCGGAACAGCGCGGCCGCCTCCGGGTTGTTCCGGCTGCGGTTTATCGCCGCCTGCTCCCGGTGCCAGCGGTTATAATTCTTCTTCATACGATTTTTCCCCATGCTTCGCCCTCATCATAAACAGCAGCGCCGCGCGGATGACCGTCTGGCGGGACACGCCGCCCACGGCCAGCTCCCGGACGAACATTTCCTGCTCGCCGGTCAGCCGGACAAACACCCCGCTGCCATACCGCTTACTTGCCATTTTTTCGATCCACAATTTTCCGCAAAGATAACTAAAATTCGCCTAAATGCCAATCATATCCGGGCTAAAAAAGAGGTGTCCCTGCAACAAGGACACCTCCACAGCCGACGCCTGCTCTCGCTGTCAGACGAAGTTATTCTTTATTTACCGCAGGCAATCGGCTAAATCCTGGAGCTTTTAGATTGTCAGAGACTGTCCGCAGCCTCGTTCAGGCGATCTGCCATGTCATGCAAAGCCGCCCGCAGTGTCTCTTTCTGCGCCTCGGTGAACTCGCACTTGTTGCCGTTGCCGTCATAGCCGTTCAGCCGCTGGTATATCCATCCTCGGGAAAATCCAAAATACTCTTTGGAGATATTTCCCCATTTCAGCAGCGTCGCAACGCCGCCAAGCTCTTGTGCTGTTGCCATGGATCGATTATGTTGTTTTGACACTGCAAAGTTAGTAATATTTTTCATACTACGCAAGTTTTTCCTCGAAAAATTTTCACTCGCCGGAGATGTTGGCCCGCAGCCCCTCGAGCAGGGCATCCTGCACGGCCCGCTTGCCGGTCAGGGCCTCGGCCACGCGCTCGTCCACCGTCCCGGCGCCCAGCAGGCGGTAGACCTGCACCGGGCGGAGCTGCCCCTGGCGGTGCAGGCGCGCGTTGGCCTGCTGGTACAGCTCCAGGTTCCAGCCAAGCCCGAACCACACTATGTAATGGCCTCCCTGCTGCATGTTCAGCCCGTAGGCCGTGGAAGCCGGATGCGCCAGCAGCACGTCCACGTCGCCCGCGTTCCACGCCTCCAGGTCGGCCGCCTTCTCGTAGCGGCGCACCCGCAGCTTCTTCCTGGCCAGCCTGGCGGTGATGCGCTCCACGTCGTGCTTGTACTGGTAGAACACCAGCACCGGGCTCTGCGCCTGCTCCACAATCTCCTCCAGCATGTCGAGCTTGGCCGCGTGCACCGGCTGCGCCGTCCCGGCGTCGTCGTAGACGGCCCCGTTGGCATACTGGGCCAGCTTGCCCAGCAGGACGCCCGCGGAGGCCGCCGCGACGCTGCCGCCGGCCTCCTTTCCATCCCTCGCGAAGAACGCCAGCACCATGTCCCGCTCGAAGCGCCGGTACCCCTCCATGGCCTCCGGCGGCAGCTCCACCCGCACGTCGTGCACGATCAGCGGCGGCAGCTCCAGGTAGTCGCGCGCCTGCATCGACAGGCAGATGTCGCCGATCTTGTGCTCTATCGCCTCGCGCGCCCCGGCCTTGGGCCGCAGGTTCAGGATCATGTGGTTGTGCTCGTAATAGTCGAAGTAGGCGTCGCGCCAGCGGGTCACCGACGTCCCGAGCCGCTCGCCGCCGTCGAGGCAGTAGACCTGCGCCCAAAGGTCAAACAGCCCGTTCGGCGCCGGTGTGCCGGTAAGGCCGATCACCCTCCTGTAGCAGCGGCGCGTACGCTTCACGGCCTTCCAGCGCAGCGAGCGGTGGTTCTTGAAGCGGGTCAGCTCGTCGAGCACCAGGCAGTCGAAGGGCATGCGGGCGCGATACAGCTCCGCCAGCCACACGAAATTGTCCACCCCTACCACATACACGTCCGCATCCCTCTCGAGGGCCCTGAGGCGTTTCCCGGCGTCCCCGGCCACCACGCTCACGCGCATCCCAGCCAGGTGCCTCCACTTGGCCGCCTCCGCGCCCCAGGTCGATTCGGCCACCGTCTTGGGGGCCACCACCAGGGCGCGGCCTACCTCGCACCAGTCCTGGAGCCTCTGCAGCGCCGTCAGCGTGATCACCGTCTTGCCCAGGCCCATGTCGAGCAGCAGCCCGCAGGCCGGGTGGTCCACTATCCACTCTATGGCCCGCGCCTGGTACGGGTGGGGCCGGAACTCCGTCACTCCCCCAGCCATAGCAGCAGCTCCTCGATGCTTCCGACACTGTCCACCACGTGCACCGTGTACCCCATCCGCCGAAGCTCCGCGTGGCGGTAGAGCTGTATGGCCGTCGGCCTGCGGCCCCGGCTCTTCACCTCGACCCATGCCACCCGGCCGCCGGGCAGCAGGACCAGCCGGTCCGGGTAGCCGGTCATTCGGGTATTTGAATATTTCAGGCACAGCCAGCCGCGCTTCTCGCACTCCCGCACCAGCCTCCGCTCCAGGGCCTTCTCCGATTCCCCGGCGTGGCCCGCGATTTTGTCTCTTATGCTCATTTTTTGGTCATTTTGATGGTTGTCCACAAATCCTCGCGTGCGCGCGATGCACATACGCGTTTTTTTCGCGTTTTTACGCGTTTTTTACGTGTAATTTTTAATAAAGTCTTTTTATATATTTTAGTGGACAAGTGGACATTTAGAGTTAAGTAGCTTACTTGTAGGTGTTTGGGACGTCCACAAGTGTGTCCACATCTTTTTTGACTTGTGGACGAGTGGACACCTCGATTTTTCCAAGTGTCCACAAGTTGTGGACGAGTGGACACACTTGTGGACACTACTCGTCGGCATCATTTTCGATGCGTTTAAACGCGTTGAGGCGGATGCCGTAGGACTTTACGGCGTGGCTGCTCCTGGCCACCTCCTTCCATCCCCATTCCTTGAAGATGCGGTTGACCTCGTGGGTCTTCTGGCGCATCTTGTCGTTGTCGCGGCGCCAGCCGTAATACTCCATCAGGAACTCGCGGGCCGAGACCACGTCGCGCCGCACCGTGCCGACGGCCTTGAGCATCGTGTCGTCCGTCCACCAGGCGCGGCGGCTCTCGAAGCTCCGCTCCTCCCAGTCGGCCGGCACCGGGGTGTCGCAGAAGACGCGCAGGTCCTCGCGCATCGGGTCGTCGCTCCCGGCGTTGTACTCCTGCTGGAGCTTCCGCGCCCGGGCCTCCAGGCGCTCGTCGAGGTACAGGTTGAATTTCTCGTCGCGGGCGTAGTGCATCGCCTCGGCCCACAGCAGGTCGCGAGCCTCCGCCACCTGCCTCATGCTCTCGGCCACCGACGGCGCCCGCCGCAGCGACGGATCTATCGGCACTATCAGGAAGCGCCGGTTGCCGAACTCGCCCCGAAGCAGCTTAGGGTCGTTGCTGGTGCCGAAGAAGACTATGTGGCGCGGACGGCTCACCACGCGCCGCCCGTATGCGGGACGCATCATGTCGTTGGTGCGCGAGATGAAGGCCTTGACCTGCTCCACCTCCACCTTCTTCATCGCCGCGAACTCGGCCAGCTCGCACAGCCACGCGTGCTGCAGCTGCTCCACGGCGCTCTTGGAGTCCAGGGTGTTGAGGGAGTCGGTGAACCACGGCTCCCCCATCGCCTTGATCAGCGACGACTTGCCCGTCCCCTCCGGGCCAACCAGCGTCAGGCAGTAGTCGTACTTGCAGCCGGGCTCCAGGATGCGCCGCACGGCGGCGGCGAAGTGCATCCTGGTGGCCGTGCGGGTAAGCTCCGTGTCGGGCGAACCCACGGCGCGTATTATCAGCCGCTCCAGGCGCGGATGCCCGTCCCACGCCGGCAGCGAGTCGAAGTAGTCGAGCACCGGGTGCCGCCCGTGCCGCTGCGCCACGTTGCTCACCGCCGCCGCCAGCTTCGTCTGGTGCGAGATGCCGTAGACCTTCTCTATCATCCCCCACAGCTGGGCGTCGTCGGCGTCCGTCCACTGCTCCCCCTGGCGCGGCCAGGGCATGTCCCCCTCCACGCAGGTCTCGCCGGTGAAGCGGTTGTACCAGATATGGCCGCGCAGCAGGCGGTCATTGTCCAGTATCAGCTCCAGGTTGGCGATGGTGGGCAGCAGGTCGCCGTTGCGGCGGGTGTCGAGCTCCTCCATCCACGCCGGGGCGCGCCCGTCGATCTCGTCGTCGTCGATGCCGGAGAACTCCTCCCGCGCATCTTTGAAGCGGGCGAAGGCGCTCTCGGCCTTCACCTTCCGGTCGTTCATGGCCAGCTCCTCCATGCGCTTCCAGCTCTGCCTCTCGCCCATCGGCCTGTCGTCCGGCTCGTCGGCGCCGCCGCAGCGGTGTATGCGCACCAGGTCGAAGGCGTTGCAGAGCCGCCCGGCGGCGGGGTCGGTTGCGTTGTTGGCGTAGGCGAACTTCCCGTCGTAGCACACCAGGCCGCCGCTCACGTGGCCCGCCGTGTAGGTGTAGCGCCCCGCCTTGCGCGTCGGCTCGTAGACGTCGCCCAGGTAGGCCTCTATGGCCTCCTCGATGGTGTAGGTGCGGCAAAAGGCGCCTACCAGGCCCTTCTTCTCCGTCGGGTCGCCGGCCTTGTCGCGCATCCGCCGCACCACCCGCGCCTGCCTGGTGGAAGTCGGCCATGCCGACGCGTCGCGCCAGTCGGTGTACGTGGCCAGCACCGCGTCGGCGTCCAGCGGGCTTCCCGCCTGTTCCCTGTAATAAAACTCGCCGTCCCGGGGCGTCGAGGGCCAGTAGAACAGGCGGGCCGGTTGATATGTCGTGTCGTCGAAGGCGTCCATGCCCACACGCTCCGCCACCCGCCGCGCCACCGGCTCGTACTCCTCCGGGCCGAGGTCCCGGCTCAGAGGCACCACCAGCCGCAGCCGGGGTTTCTGAGGCGTGTGGGAGTGGGTGGAGTAGCAGAGCGCCGCCACGCCAGGCCACGCCCCGCAGAATCTATCCCACGAGCCGGCTTCCGCGAAGTCCAGGTCGAGCGTCAGCACCGACCGGAGCGTCACGCTGGCCGCCTTGCGGACGCCGTCCCTCAGGTACCCGCCCACGAAGCCGCCCACGTCCTTGCGGGCGCCCTGCTGCTCGCGGGTCATCGCCTTGTACTCGGCCGCCGTCTCGCCCGTGCGGGCCGTCCGGGCGCAGCGCCCGGCCAGCTCCTCCCACGTCATCTCCGTGTTCGTCCACTGCCGCGCCGTCCGGCTCGTCCCCGTAGCTATCTTGTATTTCTCCATTGCGCAAAAAAATATTAGCAAATAATCTTGAATTTATTTTGCAGATTCAAGATTATTTGCTAACTTTGCAGTGTCAATCAAGGGAGATTGACGGGGCGAACGCTTCCGGCCTGAATTGGAAGCCTAATCGAAAAATCCGGCACAATGAGAACCAAAGTTTCAATCACGTTCAAAGTGTGCGGAATCAGAATAAAAATCGAAGTAAACTTCTGATTCCCGGCGGAAGGGGCGGCAACCCCTTCCGGCCACCGGGTTTTCACTGCCGCAAAGTTAAGACAAATTCCCGAATCATGCAAAAAGACACTGACACCAAGGCTTCGTCATGGGGAGGCGCCCGCAGTGGCGCCGGACGCAAGAAGACCACCGCCCGCTCCATCGCGCTGCGAGTCCCCGCCGACGTCGCCGCCATCCTCGACGCCGTTCCCGGCCCCAAGTCCGCCTTCATCGTCGCCGCCATCCGCGCCTACGCCGCCTCCGGCAAGGACTGAACCGCATATATGCCGCCGCGGCGCCCCCGTGGGAATCTTGTATCGCTTCATGCTCATGCTTGTTTTTGCATGCCATTGCTGATACACATAGATTCTTCTGTTCGCATTCTTGGTTTTGCATATCTCGCATATTATTATTAAATTTGCACTATGTGATTGGTGACGCTCTCACGAAAGACTTTCAACTCGGCTTCGGATGTAGGTTCGCAGAGCGTCACTTTATTGCGGACTGAACCCGAGGCCGATGTTTTTAAGGCATGAACGACGAAATTGTAATATACAAGTCCGAGGACGGCATCATCAAGATAGATGTCCTCTTTGCCGATGAGACTGTTTGGCTGACGCAGGGTCAAATGAGCAGCTTGTTCCAAAGGGACAGGTCTGTTATAACCAAGCACGTTAACAATGTATTTGACGAGGGGGAGCTTGACGCAGCAAGCAATGTGCATTTTTTGCACGTTGCAAATTCTGACAAGCCTGTCAAGTATTACAGTCTTGATGTGATTATCTCGGTCGGATACAGGGTAAAATCCCAACAAGGCACCCAGTTCCGTATCTGGGCGACACAGAGGCTCCGCGATTACATTGTCAAGGGGTTTGCGCTCAATGACGAGCGGTTCAAGAGCGGAAGTTCGATGAATTACTTCAAGGAGCTTCTCGATCGGATTCGTGCAATTAGGGTCGAGGAGAAGGTGTTTTACCAACAGGTAAAGGATATTTACCGTCTCAGCAAGGATTACGACCCCGACGCGCAGATTACGCTCGAATTTTTCAAGAAGGTACAGAATAAGCTGCTTTGGGCTGTCAGTGGTCAGACTGCCGCCCAACTGGTCTATTACCGCGCGAACCACTGCCTGCCAAATATGGGACTCACGTCTACCTCCAAACCAGGCAAGGTGCGCAAGTGCGACATCACCACCGGGAAAAACTATCTTGATGAGGTGGAACTCCAAAACCTGAAACTGATAGTGGAGCAATATCTCGCTTTTGCGGAAACGCAGGCTCTCAACCATCGTGTGATGTATATGAAGGATTGGGTTGAGAAACTTGACATGCTCCTTACCATGAACGGTCACAATATCTTGGAAACCGCCGGAAAAATCAAACATGAGCTTGCCGTCGCGAAAGCCGAGAAGGAATATGCCCTCTATCTGGAAGAACAAAAACAGCTCGCCCGGCTTGAAAGCATCAAGGAACTTGACAGGGATTTGAAGAGGCTTCAATCCAAGAAAAAGTAATCCACCTGTGCAAGCCTCAAACAATTGAGAGTGAATTGTTCTCATATGTACTTCCCTTTCACGTGGTCCCGGAACTGCTTCGCCGCGGCCCCGGCGGTGCGGTCGAGCACCAGGGCGGCGGTGGCGTAGCTTATCCCCTCCATGCGCATCCGGCGCAGCCGGAGCCTCTCCTCCGGCGTCCACCTCCTGTGCTCGCGTAGCACCAGCCCCATGCAGTGCCGCATCTCCGTCACCGCCGCCGCAGAGCGGCCGGTCGCCCGGGCGATCTCCGCGTCCGGGCGACCGGCGGCGAACATCCGGCGCACCGTCTCCAGTTCGGCGGGCGTCCACTTCCGCTTCCTGTTCATGGGCCCCCGGTTGACGCCGGCGAAGATGCATCGGGCGTAGATGGCCTTGAGGCTGCGGCCCAGCCTCAAGGCCATATTCCTGCACGACACACCCGCCTCGTACATCTCGCGGAGCTCCCGGAGCTCCCTATCCGTCCACGCCCTGCCGTTCATCCCTCGTTCAGTTTTTCGGTGAGTCCGGGCGAGAAGCGGTAAATTGTATCCCCGGCGGCGCAGCTTTCGGCGAAGGCGCATATCCATCCCCGCACCGGGGCGTGAAAGTCGCATCCGATGCAGCGTTCGGGGTAGATTTCCGGCACTTTTTCGTAGACCTTTCCCTCTACGATTATCCCGTTGATTTCAGTTTTCATTCTTCTTCTCCTTTCTCCCTCCAAAAGAGGGTGCATTTAGATGGGTCTGTCGGTTTATACATCGAATTCTATGTATCTGACTGGATAAGAAACACTGACACTCTGGATTATCTCGGCACATGGGAAGCTCTCAATAATCCCAATTTTAATTATGGTGAATTCACCATAATTAAAATTGACTGGTCGTATTCTTCGGTTGTCATTGTTTCCTGAGATTCATCATTGTTTTCTTTTCGTTGATTTCGGTGTCATTCATCTCTCCGTGATGATTTCGAGGTTGAGCTTCAGGGCCACGAAAAACTCGATGTCGCAGCCACGGGAGCACTCCCAGCCCTCGCACAGGTAGATTGCGTCGCAGTCCATGAGCGCCCGCAGGTCGCAGCACAGGTGGTCGGCGTAGGTCGGGTTCTTGCCCGCGTAGATGTTGAACGGGTTGACGGGCCTGTGGCCCATGCGGCTCAGCTGCGCCGCCGCGAGGTCGGCCTGCCGCCGCGCCTCGTCGATGTCCCTGCCGCTTATGGGCAGGCTTATGTAGACTTTCATGGTGTCGTCGGTTGAGTGCTTGTCAGTTCGTCGCCTATCTGCTCCTCCAGGGAGTCGGCATCTTCATTGGTCATCTCCAGCGCCTCAAAGCTCAGCATGACGTTCCGATTGCGGCACCGAACCCGAAACCAGTTCTCTATTATCGCCACCCGCTGGGCAAAATCGGCTTCGTCCCGTATCGGTCGGCAAGTAAGCGTTTCAGCCGGAGTCTTGAGCCTCACGAACAAACGGGAATACTTCTCTTTGCCGTTCACGACGACGGACGGCGCGCCACCACATCCGGCTGCGCTTATGCCCTCGGCTTCGGGGTCTATTCTGTCCCCGTGCTCCAGGTCGTACACTCGTCCCGTTTTCGGGCCGATGAACTTTTTCGGATTACTCATTTTTGTTCTGTTTTAGTTAGTTGGCGCCCCCGGCGGCTTCGACGCCGCAACCTCTCCGAAGTTATGGCCACGCGGCATTTCCGTGGCGGTCTCGGGGGCCGGTGCCCGCCGCGCATCGCTGCGAAGCGGGTTAAGTATGGAAAGATGTAAACCAAAACTATACTAACCTTTGCGCCCCCGGCGGCGGCGAAGCCGCAACCTCTTTCCACTGTCACAGCCGGACGGCGTTTCTCCGGCGGTTCCGGGGGCGTGTCCCCGCCTACCCTCACGGGCGGGCAGGGGAAAACAAACCTTAAAATCCAAACTTACATCAATGCGGGAAGCTCAATCAATCCCATTCGTCGTCGATGGCCGAGGTGTCGACGCCGGCGAAGTCCTCCTTGGCCGACTTGCCGCCGCCGAGGCGCTGGCCGTCGTGCGTCTTCATCACATTGTTCAGGGCGGCCGCCACGCCAGCGTTGCCGCTGACCTTGTAGGGGTACAGCGTGATCGACACTATGGCCTTCATGCCGCTGTAGATCTGCTCGGCGTCCATGATGGGCATCCGGTCGCGGTCCACCACCTCCGGGCGCCGCTCCGTCTTCGCCACGATCACCCAGTGGCCGTGCATCGTCTCGTCCTCCTTCTCGTCGCCGTCGCGCAGGGCTATGTCGAGCTTGGCCGGGAGCTTCCCCTCCCACTTGCTCTGCTTCCCCTGCTTCTTGGCGGCCTCCACGGCCGCGTGCAGCGCCTCGACGGTGGCCTTCTCCTTCTTCGGGATCAGCAGCGTGACCGCATACTTCCCCTTGCCCGTGTTGTCCGGGTCGTACTTCTCGGTCAGGTGCACGTAGCTGAGCACCACCGGGCCAAGGACGACCCTGCTCTCTGTTCGTTTCGGTTCTATCATTTTCGTTTGCTTGCTTTTAGTTGATACTTAGTCGTCGATCTCTATCCCGGCGAACTCGTCCGCCCCCCTGTACGGGGGGCGCGGGTCGCCGGCCTCCACCAGCGCGGGCTTCCCCGGCGCCTTGGTCACGTACCCGCCGAGCACCTCGCGGAAGCGCTTCCTGCCCAGGCTCCTCTCGAGCTCGGTGAGCGTCTTGAGCTCGCGCGGCCTGTAGATGTCCTCCACTCCCTCGGCTGCCAGCCGCTCGGCCACCGCGCCGGCGTCGGAGAATCGGCGCACGCTCCGGCCCTCCACCACCTTCCAGCCCGGCAGCGCCGTGCCGCCCAGCGCGAGGCCCAGCGCCCGCTCCTCCATCTCCCTGACCCAGGCCTTCACCGTGCCCAGGCGCGGCAGTATCCTCTCGGCCAGCTCCCCGGCGCCCACCTGGCCGGGCACGGGGAACTCCCCGCCCAGGCAATAGGCCGCCAGCTCCCGGCACTCGCCCCGGCACCGGCAGAACCGGCACCAGTCGCCCGCAGCCGCCCGGCCATAGCCGCCGGACGCCTCCCGGATCCTCGGCGCCAGAGTGTCCCGCATCCAGTCAGTCAGCGCCGCCAGCGTCGTCTCGTAGCTGTCGATGTGGTTGATGCGCGGCTGCACTATCGTCATCCGTATGCTCTCCGGCACCGGCAGCCCCTTGCGCTCCATAAGCGCCACCGCGCCCAGGGCGTAGATCATCATCTGCGGGTTCTCCTCGGCCTTCACCCTCACCCCCTTGCCATACTTGAAGTCGAAGACCTCGAGCTGCCAGTCGTTGACGATGATGGCGTCCGCCGTGCCGTGGCAGGCCGCGCCGTCGCGCCCCGGAAGCGCCACCCTCGACTCCACCAGCAGCCGGGCCTCCCCGTCCACGCTGCGGGCCTTGTTCAGCGCCTCTATCACGAGGCCCGCATACTGCTCCACGTAGCCGTCCATGTCCGGCGAGTAGAACTCCCGGAGCTCGTCTATCTCCTTCAGCTCCTCGGGCGTCCCCTTGTCGCCGTTGTAGATCTTCAGCGCCCTGGCCGCGTAGGCGTGGGCCAGCGTCCCCTCTTTCGCGAAGTCCGAGCTCGCGTCCGGGTAGGCCTCCTCCCGCCGGGGCGCCGCCGTGCAGTGCAGCCAGCGGTGCGCCGCCGACGGGCTGAGCCGTGCATGCTTCTTTCCCATCAGAACGGGGCGCCCTCCTCGCGCGGGAGGACGAAGCTGCCGTCCTCCCCTATCTTTACGGATTCGAGGTCGCGCACGAAGTTAGGGCGCAGGTCGTTCGGGATGCCGCTCGGCACCGCCGCGCCGTAGGTGTCCGCCACCAGGTTGCGGATGAAGCCCGTCAGGGCGCTGTAGCGCGGGTTCCTCTTCGGCTCGGCGCCGAGCAGGCGCTTCCGGCACGCGTCCATGGCCGCCCTCAGCTCCCCGTCCGTCACCGGTGCCACCTCGAGGTCGAGCTTCTCGACCAGCTCCGCGCCGCCAGGCATCTCCCTCACCCGTTCGAGATCGCTTTTCACGGCCTTTCTCTCCGTCGGCTGTGTAGTTGGCTTGCTTTCGCCCGAAACGGGCTGTGCGGGCCTCCCAGGGGCCTCCACGGGCCTCTCCCGCGTCGGCGTCGGCTCCGTGGCCTCGCCGCCGCGTGTCAGAGCGTCCAGCAGGCGGTTCGCCACCCGCTCCACGCGCTCCGATATGTCTATCGTTGCTGTTAGCTTTACGTCCATCGTGTTGTCGTGTTAGAAGTTGTTACGTCTGTCGACGCGGTGCACCTCCGGGGCAGCCAGGGCCGCCCACAGCAGCAGGCACATCGACGCTATCTGCATCGTGGCAGAGGCCTTCGTCCCGGGCGCCGCCGTCACCAGCGACAGCAGCATCAGCACACCGGCCAGCCCCACCATGAGTCTTATTGTTCCCGTCATGTCTCAGAATGTTTGAAGTCTGTATTTTTTCTCCCACGCCTCCGCGATGTCCTTGCCGAGGAACACCGGGCGGCCCTCCACCGTGTAGCGGCGTCGTATGCGGCCCGCCAGCACCCACCTGTCGAGCGTCCGGCGGCTCACGCCGAACATCTCCGCCGTGTCCCGGGGGCAGTAGCGCCCGTCGCGCAGCACCCTCGGCCTCTCACCCTTCATGGCTCGTCCCCTCCATGAACTCGTTCACCCTGTCGAGCAGCGTCCCGGCCTTGCCGTCCACCGGGAACCCGGCCCGCAGCAGCCTCGCGGCGTCCGCCGGGGCAAGCACCGACGCGGCCTGCGCGTCGCGGTTCAGCATCAGCGCGGGGCGGGCATCCTCCCACACGCTCTCCGCCAGCAGCCTCCGCTGCTGCTCCACCTCCAGGCGGCGCCTGCCGTTACGGCCCTGGGCCCAGCGCACCGGCACCATCCGCTTCCAGGCGTGGACGAACGTCGTCCAGTCCACGTCGGCGCGCATGTACATCTCCTCGATCGCGTCCCACTCCGTGGAGCCGACCTCCACCCGTGTGATTTTCTGAAATTCTTCCTTTGTCATCGCTTTGTCGTTTTTTTGTCGTTTTCTTTGTTTTCTTTGTTTTCTTTGTTTTTCGCTTCCCGTTCGTACGCCTCCGCCTCGCTGTCACCTATCGGACGCGCCTCAAACAGAAGCTCCACGTTCTGATCCTTTACGAAGCGGTCGTACCATTGCGCCACGGCCTGGACTCTCCTGGCGAAGTCCTCGCCGTCCTCTATCGGCCTGTAAGTCAGGATCTCCGTCGGCGTCCTGAAGCGGATAAACAGGCGTTTGTACTTCTCTTTCCCGTGCAAGAATGCCGAGGGAGAGCCTTTGTCCCCGGTGCACCCTATCCCCTCGGCCCCCGGGTCTATCTTCTCCCCGGCCGCCAGGTCGTACACACGGCCCGTCACAGGGCCTACATACTTACTCGGCTGTCCCATGCCGTCAGTCCTTGAACACCGTCCTTGTCAGCCCCGAGTCCTGCTCGCCCTCGCCCGGCCATCGCCGCACCACCACCGAGAGCGTCGTGGCGCCGCGGCTCACCGCGTAGCGCGCCCTGTCCTTCTCCCGGCTGCGCATCTCCATCGCCGTGCGGTACACGCTGTCCAGCTCCGCCGCGTCGCGGCACACCACCGTCAGCACCTCGCCCGGCTGCATCGTGCGCAGGAAGTCCATCGTGATCGCCGCCATGGTCAGCTCTGCTTGAGGAACTCTCTTGCCAGCCTCAGCGACTCTTTCCTTTTTATCGCCATGATTGCGGCGAAATTCGCCGCGCCGCCGATGCCGATAATCGCTACTGCACTGGTGTTGACCTTCGTCGCCTCCGAGTCGAGTCCGTCCTCGTCCAAGACAATGTCCATGTCGGCGGCCGCCAGGACCAGCCCCCTGTGCTCCGGGCGCATCTCCGTCCACCGACTCAGCAGGTCCCGCGCCGCATCCAGCAGCTCCTCCCCGTCCTCGGGGCCGTAGTTTCCGGGCCGTCCGCCCTCTCGCTTCTCCACCAGCGCTCCATCGCGCTCCTCGGGCTGCAGCCCGCGTGTCTTGTTTTCTTCTTTCATCTTCACTGAATATTTAGTTGTGTTTTCGTTTGCACGAGCAAAAGGAAACGGCTAACTTTGCCGAGCGTTTGTTTTTGGTATGGAATGGCCGCCAGCCGTTCCCCTTTTGCCGTTGTTGTATGCGTCATTCACTGAACGACGGTGCAAAGGTAAGTTATAACACTTGTTGGTGCAAGTAAAATACCAACAATAGTTATAATTTTAACCATACTTAACAAACCGTGTTAAAATAAAATTAAATTTAACATGACGGAAACAGAAAACAAACACACCAGGCTTATGCTCGCCGTTGAGTATCTCAAAAATACGGGTGTGATACATAAGCAGCAAGACATCGCCGATTCCCTCGACATGGCGAGGTCTAATGTGTCGCATGCAATAAAAGGCCGCCCCCGCTACTTCACCGACGGCTTCCTGCGCCGCTTCGCCGCCGCATATAAAAATTATATCTCCGAGGCGTGGCTGCTGACCGGCGAGGGCCGCATGGACGTGCCGGGCAAGGACGAGCGCCCGCACGTCGACTCCGTCACCGCCGCGGCGGGACGCCTCGACGGCTTCTCCGAGCCCGTCACCAACCCCGACTTCCACAGGCTCGCCGACCTGCTGCCCGACTACGACTTCACCATCCGCGCCGACGGCGACTCCATGCTCCCCGAGATCCGCTCCGGCGACCTGCTCCTCTGCCGACGCCTCGACCGCCCCCTGCACCCCGCCGACCTGGGGCGCATCTTCGTCGCCGACACCGCCGACGGCGTCCTTGTCAAGCGCCTGACCGCCATCTCGCCCGGGGACGCGCTCACCCTCCGCTCCCT